TAACTTTTGTTTGCACGAGGTGCATCGCACCTCTGTCAACCTACAATGAAACTCCCTTTTCTGGCTTCTCTCGAATACACTTCCACATGAATCTGACTGGGACACCAGTCTCATCAGCCAAGCCTTGCGCTATGGACACCGACTTCACTGAGCCTACTGCCTCGCACTGCTGTTCAGTAGGGAATACCTCTACGTTTCGAAGTTGAATTGGCACTCCGTCTGGCAAGAACATTACCATGTAGAGCGCCCAAACCATCTCAGCAATTCCAAGCACGACGCGACCAGTAGTTAGCCGATAGCTTATTCTTCTTTCCTTTTATTCCCCCACTGCGTGCGCAATATGATTTTTTCCGCGCAGGGTTAGACTTCTTAATGGTCATATTGGCATCGCCAAATCTAATAATTTTTTCCTTGCCCCCCTGACATGCTTTCACGACAAACTTCTTCTTACCTTTGACCTGTCGCTTCGGCTTGTTGCAGGGCATAGACTTTTTGCTAGTCTTAGTCTTCTTCTTCGCCATCTTCACCACCTCGTTTAGGATATAGTTGCACGATGTTCGTGCCTCTGTCGTCCGCCGCTGCTACGAGTTTTGGGTCTGCTGAAAAGACGACTTCCATAGTCGTAGCTTCTGGGTCGACTGTTGAGTAACCGCACTCCCGAAGCCACGAGTGGTACATGGCAGTCCAATCTTGTAACCGCATCACGACTAGCGATGCGTCTGTACTCATTTTGTTACGCCGCTGGATGACGACTGGCATCTCTTCCGCGCCAGAGTTTCGTATCCCTTTTTCGGCTTGTTCAATCGCGGCGTAAGGTTGGAAGCGTTCTGTTCTCTTCGCTTCTACCCACACAGTCGGAGTACCTTGTAAGTCTGCCTTGCCAGCGCCGTCGATGTGTGCGCCTCCACCAGACAGGGGTGTTCGAGTTACCTGTCCACTTCCTCCGAAGAGCATATAGTCTAGCCATTTTGCAAGTTCCCTTTCATAACCATCTCCTTTTCGTTTAGATTTCGTCGACATCGTCTACTCCTGTATTTGGTATTGCTTCAATAAACGAGTCGGGTAGACCGCTCACATCCACGTTTGATTTACATTTGTCACATATATACTGCCACTTGGGGCGCTCGGTGGCGTCCTTGCACCTGATGCACGGGCGCTTCCACATGGCGACTTCATACTTGGAAGCAGGAGAGACGGCGTATTTTGCGCCTTCAAATTCGGCTAAGCCTTCACGGACTAGCATGCGTTTTAAAGTATCAGTGCAGACGTCGAACGCCTTCGCCATCGCACGGTAAGAGTAATCGTTATCGAGCATGTACCGCAAACGGCTCACCTGTTGTTTGGTGAGGGGTGTTCGCGTGTTCAAAATATTTCCTTTCTGACAAAAAATACGCCCCCGAAGAGGGGGGCGTATTCTGTCTGTTATTGACTTTAAATTGTTTGACAGGGGTCAGGGTCGTATGTGTATAATCCACGCAGTGGTCACGCCCTAATAGTGTAATAGCATCATTGACCCCCTTGGGGTCATGATGATTAGTCGTTAGTCTATTAGCTATTAGACCCATTGCTTTACCTCATATACTGGCAAGTACAATTTGCGAGCGACGTCTTCCACCGACATACCTTGCCCTGTGAAATACAGCGCCTTCTGGCGAGGCGATGCAGTTGAAACGATATATTGTGAACCATCAAGTAAACGCTCAGCCCACCCTATATAATGTGTCTTGTGCATTTCAGTCTGCTGACGCACCTTCCCAAATGAAATCTGCGATACCATCTTGAGACGTGAGTCAGATTCCAGTCGGTTTTCCAGATAACCGAATGGGCTAAACTCAGCACCAGACATGTCGTAAACGCTAAGCTCAGAGTCGAGTAATCCCGCCTTCGCTTTTGCGTCCTGCTTTTCACGCAAGACTTGTGTAACCATAATCTGCGTGTCGATGTCGGTAAGCTGTGCAGTCGACCCTGCCTCCCGACCCAACCCGGACTCACCCGGCTTGTTCCTGTGATGCACCAGCACGACTGATGCGTTAAATTTTGTGCGTATCGACTTGGCGACATGGTTGACCTTGAACCACTCAGAAGCTGACGCTTCTTCCATACCGCCAAACGCATTACGGACTGTGTCTATGACAACGATGTCAGGCTCCACAACTTCGAGCCACTCACCCAACAACTTGAACCCTTCTTCAGTAGCAAGGTTCATTTCACCACCATCTTCTGCGGAGATAAGTGCAGGCGACCACATAGCAAACTTGTCGCCAGTGTCTCCGAACATCTGATTGAACCCACGAAAGCGATGCAGGACTGTACGACTGGGGTTGTCGTAGTCCATGTAGAAAACTTTCGCTGGCTTTGGTGTAGCGTAAGGTCCGAAGTCTTGCTTTCCCGCTGCCATCGAATTTAAAAGCGCAGCGAGAAAAAACGACTTGCCGTGTCCGTTGTATCCCACGACCTGTGTGATAGTCGCGGCAGGGATTACTGGGTCAGCCCAATATTCTACATCTCCTAGCGTGTCCAGTAGCCTGTCGACATCACCTGACAAGACAGGTCTGAGTCGGCCAAGACGCTCTTGCTTGACCTCTCTCTTCTCAATTATCCTCTTGCCTTCTTCGTCATAGTCCGAGGGATGATTGCGTTTGTCCATGTAGTATGCGGAACGCAACTTATCCTTGAGCCAAGACTCAGTCTGGTCACGGGTATATCCCGCTGCGTCGAAAAACTCGTCATGGAAATCCAAGACTTGCTTCCATAAGTCGTCTGGTGAAAGACCCAGCCTGACCTTTTGCCCACAGAATGACACCATGAGTGCATCCGTGCCGTCGCCTTCACTGAGCTTTCGACCAAGATGAGCAACTCTCATCTTTGTCTGCTCATATATGGGTGCGCCGTCGTCTGGGTTGTGAAGCCTGTAGTTTCCTAAGTCTAAGTTTCCAAAGCTGAACTCACCTTCCACGGGGGTGTCGACTTCACTAGGCACTCCATCCCATGTGGCAATGTCAAAGTCGTCCCAGTCAATTCCTTCTGGAAGCTCCCAATAATATTGGCTTTCGACTTTACCGTCTTTCATCTTCACAGACGGAGGCATTAACACATAACCGCCATCACCCCTGAAGTCTAAACCCGGGAGGTCAGGCCAGCCATGCGTTGTACCGCCGACTTGGTTCTTGAATCTTTGACCATTCATGGGATGCACAAAGTAGAAGTGTCTACCTCGTGAAGTCCTCGCCGAAAACGGTGAGCTTAGTTTGTTCTGCTCTGCATATTTTACTGCCTCAATAGTGTCGCAATCCACGACAAGAACACCACTAACAGCGCCCGTTATAAGGGCTAGGTTAAAGGGTTTTATTCGTGTGCCGCTAGGAGTCTCCGCTCCTTTTTCAAACCAGTCGTCCAATATCTCCTGTGTGACTGGTTCATTTTGATATTGTTTCCAAGCGATAAGAGGTTTCTTACTACTTACGCTTATGGGGATGACGTTCCATCCTTTGTCGATTGCTCGAACACCTTCTTCGTATAGGTCGTCGAACCAATTTTCATGCTGTGTGTCGTTCATGTTTTCTCTCAAAGTAATCGTTAATGTTGATGGTGGGCTTAGCTTCAAGAAGTTTTGCTAGGACATTTGTCCCCATGTAACCTGTCCGCATCATTCGATACGGCGCAGTCCTTGTCTTGCCCATGATTTTTGCGACTTCACGGACTCCCCCACAGTCATCGACCAGTCGCTTTACGTTAAACTCAAGCATTTCTATCTCCTTATGGTTTGAGTATTCTGTATCTTGTACCAGTCTGTGACACATCCGCAACAATACTGTGCAATAATTGACACAAAATTGGTTGTGTTAGATGTGTCACTGTTATATTGTGTCCACACGTTAACATTAAGTAAAGGAGACCACTATGAGTGATTGGGACACTGACCCCGATAATCAGTCATCCGCGCTGAAAGATATATGTGAGGAGTACAAGCTTCTTGCCGAGCGGAAAGAGCAGATAGACAGTCGTATGGCTATACTATCTGACAAAATACTTGCTGAATTTGTTGAGCAAGCAGGCGAACAAACGATGACAGTGGGTAACACCCACACCATTACTATCAACAGACCAGAGAGATGGACTTGGGATAGTGATATTATCGAAGACTTGTTCCCGTCTGACGATGAGATACCGCCACATGTCACCAAGAGAATGACGGTTGATAAGCGTAAGTTTCAAGGTCTGGACGAAAACGATAAGAAAATTCTTATCCCTGCTCTTACACGAAAGCCCGGTGCGGCAAAGATAACCGTAACGGAGAATAGCTAATGTTTCAGCCAATGAATACAAAAGACCACACGACTTCGTATCGTAAGTGCTTGCTCTACGGACACCACGGATGGGGTAAGACAACTCAGTTTACCTATTACCAAGACTACTATGGTAAGGGTTTCATTATCTCTGGCGAGAGCGGATTATCTTCAATTCGGTCTGCTGGCATCGACTATCTTCCGTTCACATCATGGGGAGGTGATACCAATCCTGACAAGAATGAGTTCTCTTTCGTGGACATATTCAAGTGGATGAGGACAGACGACTTTAAAAACAAGGGCTACAAGTGGGTGGGCATCGACAGTCTCACCGAACTATCCTCTCATTCGTACAAGTATGCCGAGTACATGGCAGAACAAGAAGCGAAGAAAAAGGGTAAGCCTGTCAACACTTTTGAGATTTGGGCTAACCATGCGGCTCAACTCGTAGGGGCGTGTAAAGCAATTCGAGATATGCCGATGCACTATCTTGTTACTGCCCTAGCCAAGGAAAACTCAGACGATAACGGCAACACTGAATACTGGCCAATGATTGATGGCAAGTCTTCTATGCAACAGTTGCCCGGTATCTTCGACTGCGTTTTCTGTGGAGTCCGACACACGTCGGGCAACCAGTCTGATGGGCAGAAGGTCGTGCGCTATGTTGTGACTGAAGAAGTCCGTGGCTGGAAAGGCAAGGTACGCGACGAGAAGCGTAGACTAAAGGCAGTCGAACAGACTGGTAACATCGTAGAACTTTTCAAGCGGATGGATATGTCTGACGAAGAGTTTGAAAAACTTAACCAAGACCAGAAGGAGGCATAATGTCATTTTCATTTAACGACTTGAACCTGTCAGGAGTACAGGTCACTAGCGGTAGCGATACCCTAAAACCGGGGCGCTATCATTGCGAAATAACAGAAGCCAAGTTGCGTGACACCCGTACGGGCGGAAAGCAAATTGAGGTTTCATTAAAAGACTTAAGCGGAAGCGGTAGTATCCGTTGTTGGCTTAACGTGCATGTTCCTTCCTCGGAGCAAGCGACGCGTATTGGGCGTGAACAGCTTAAAGCTATGCTCACGTTTGGCGGTCATGCCTCACCAGACAAACCCTCCGATATAGCGACGCTTAAAGGTCTGAAGCCCGGAGTGCGGGTGGTCTCCGATACCTACCAGCAGGACGGCGAGGAAAGAACAGGGTCGACTGTGAAGGGCTTCTTCGACCCATCTGAAATTGGTGGAAAATCAAGTGACCCACCATCAGAAAATGAAAAATCGGATGACGATTTGGACGACGACATACCCTTCTAGGGGGTAGATTAGGGGGGCGCAACGCCCCCCTAAACTTATAGACCAATGACAGATATAACCGACTTAATTGAAAAAGCATTTGCAAAACCAGAAGAACGGAAGGCACGACAGTATATTGGTGCTTCTGGAATTGGTCAGCAATGTGACGCGTCTATAGCTTTTTCATTTAGAGGATATCCCGACACCCCTCCAGACAGCCGACTAGCTCGTATCTTCAGAGACGGACACCGTATTGAGTACGATGTCGTCAAAGATATGAGGAAGGCAGGACTCCATGTCATGGAAAAAGACCCCATGTCTGGAAAGCAGTGGAGATACGAGGGCTACGGTGGATTGGTTATGGGTAATGCTGACGGTCTTATTGAAATAGATGGTCAGACAATAGGTCTTGAAATTAAATCCATGAACGATGCCAAGCACAAAGAGTTTGTACGCAAGGGCATCAAGGGAAGCCACCCTCAATACTTCGACCAGATGCAGTTTATGATGGGGTTGTCCGGCATAGAGAAGTTTGTCTTAGTCGCATACAACAAGAACACTTCAGCCTACCACCACGAGTATGTCGACTTTGATATTATCAGGTACTCATTCCTGACAGCGAAAGTCGAAAGAGTTTTACAGAACGAAGCAGCAAAAATTTCTGATGACGAAAGCGACTGGCGTTGTCGTGGCTGTTTCAAAAGAGATGCTTGTTGGCATGGTGCGCTACCAGATGTGATGAATGTCAGAACATGTGGCAACAGTTATGGCGACAACGATGGGAACATGAAGTGCAATGTGTGCGACGCAATCACATGCACCGACTGGAAATTATACAAGCCGAAGCCAAAGGGATAGCCATGCAGCCAAGTGATAAAAGACTAGAAATGAAGAAGCAGCTTATCGACTTAGAGTACCAAGCCGAGAGTATCAAGACTCGTGTCAGAGATATAGAGTGGCTAATCGAAGTCGGTGAAGAAGATGGTGATGCTTCGTTTAGCGACAGGCGTAAAGCCTTGGATAAACTGAAGTTTATCAACAGAGAAATAACAGAATTAAAGATAAGGTTACTAGAAGAATGAGATTAATTGCTTTCTCAGGATACATGGGAAGCGGCAAGTCTTTTGCTGCGGACTACTTAATAGAAAAATACGGGTATACTCGTGTTAAGTTTGCTGGCCCACTGAAAGATATGCTTCGGACTATGGGTCTCAAAGAAAATGAAATTGAGGGTGAAGATAAAGACAAGCCCTCCGACTTATTATGTGGAAGGACACCAAGATGGGCGATGCAATCCTTGGGAACGGAGTGGGGTCGAGAGTGTATCGGCGAGAATCTCTGGGGAAACTTGTGGGAAAGTCAGGTAATGAAACTCTTGAAGAACAGGCGGCCAGTCGTAGTCGACGACTGTCGGTTCGACAACGAAGCAGCGAGGGTGAAACGCCTCGGGGGGTTAGTTTGCTTACTGACCAGCAAGACATCAGGAAAAGACGTAACGCATCCAAGTGAGGCGCTACCTAATAATCCTGATATAACAATGGAAAACAACCACGGTCATGAATTGTACCAGATGATTGATGCGTTGGTGGGGAGGAAGATATCAGTATGATTGTAAAGGGTGATGGAAGTTGGGCGAAGTTGTTAGCAGAGGGTCGCTGTGTTCGGTGCTTAAACAGCACCTTGGTAGAAGTGCATGGTCATGTTCAGTGTAGTGTGTGTAAGATGTATGTATCAGAGTGCTGTACTGGAGAAACAGCATCAGCGTCGTGCGTCAGCAGCCATGAGAGCGACGACAAAGGCGATAAGAACACCGACTCCGATGACCAAGACTATTGTCAATACGGTAATCTCTAAAATCTTACGGACTTTGCGCCTATGCGCTTCCTTCTCTTCCTGACGTTCTTTTCTAATCTGCCCTCTTAATCGTAAGAGTTCCTGCCAAGCAGATGGTCCTCTCGTAAAAGAAATTATTTGTCGTAATTCATCCTCTAGGTCTTTTGCTTTTTGTTTTGCCATGAATGTGTCGAGCGCTTCCTCATTCACAGACCTAAAAAAACTTTTCTTTTTTTTATTATGCGCTCCGTTTATTTCGTCTATAGCACCCCATAGCTTACCGACTTCGCTACCAAGCGAAGAGATGTCCTTGCCTAATGAGACCCCGCTTTTTATCGCGGCGACTGCGGCCATTGCTACACTTATCGGTTCCATTCAGCGCTTCTTCCATGAAATTCTCTTGCTAGACTTCTTCTTCCTCATAGCGGAGGTGCATTGTTTTTTAGTCGGGCGGCAAGCAGGGTAGCCTTTACGCTTCTCACCCTTCTTGCGCCCGCAAGGTTTGCCAGTCTTACAATCAATCCAGCCTTTCCCGTTGTTCTGGGAAAACCACTTCTTCAGACTGTTAGTATTTCTTGCCACCTTTTTTGCCTTTTTTCTTTTTGCCGTACATTATGCTTTTCCTTTCTTCTTAGATTTGTTGCCCCAGTTTTTTGCCCCGACCTTGCGGCAACGAACCAAGGCGCCTGACCCATAAGCTGAGGGCCAAACCTTGTAGCGAGCCTTTACTTTTCTGTAACAGGCGTCACGCTTGGCGGGTTTTTTGGGAGCTTTTCTTGCCATATTTCATTTCTCCAGTGATGCAAGGGCATCCCTTCACAAGCATGTTCCCCTTGCGCCCTGCCTTTGCATAATTTGTTGGTCGCTCACCCGTCGCAACATTTCCGACTGAGTGGGTATGTGATTTCACTATGTGCATCCTATTCTCCAATCTCGAAATGCGGACCATCAATGAATGGTCGCCTTCCTTGTGAACGTCTTAAGTCAATATACTCCAAATGTGCCTGCTCCATCGTCCCGTAATACTCACAAATACAAGGAACATGCCATGAACCTCCCCACCTCATGCCGTCAATTCCCAATTCGTGGGCGGCTGAGCGCATTGCTTCAGCGATGTCATCATAATAACGCATCTCCCAAACTGCTCGTCCCTGAACATACCCGTAAAAATCTACGGCATTACCAGACTGGTGATAGCTCTTCTTGTCGTAGCCATCGCACTTGCTTAGACCAGCTTTGAAAAGTTCGTTTTGTTCTTCCGCAGTACGAAGACCCGATGCGACTCCGAAGTCGACTGTTGATTTTGAAAGCGCCAGCTTCACACATTCGACCAGCTTTTCGTCCACACCTTCTAGTCGACCAAGGCTTGTTTTTGATAATTGGAAAGTCATTTCTTCCTCCATTTGTCTAGCCCACGGATTCCGAGCGCGGCACTACAGGTTAAAAATAAAAGGTATTGATACCATTCTGGGAGTTCTGCTAGTCGTTGAAACCCGTTCTGCACCACGTCCTCCATTCCCGGTATGAAGGCGAGTACGCATGGAACTAAAATAACAATTGTAACTACTTCGTCTTTCCACGAGTTTCTCGTGGACTCAGCCATAATCAACTCCCACTTACTGTCGTGGGTAGCGGCGGTTTTCATTATCTCGGCTTTCGCTTCCGCCTGTGCAATCTCTACTACTGACTTTGCTTTTTGTTTGTCGACTTTCCCCTTGAGGAATGTTCCTGCCAGTTCAGCTACTGGCCCAATAAATGCTTGCCACATATCATCTCCTAATCTCTTTTAGTTTCGCTCCCCATCCAGATGGCGAAAGCGCCTGTCATTGCGCCCATGACTGTCGCTGAGAATCCTGCCTGAACAGCGGTTGGCTCTGGCAAGGACATGAACCACTCAGCGCATCTCCAACTCATAACCATAAACATTATTGTCATGAGCCTTGGCAGTATCTTGTGCCTCAAGAATATATCAGTCATCAGCTACCAAATTTCCCTTTACCAAAGCTTCCTCCAAAGCCACCTTGACCGAAGCCTTTCTTTTTGCCTCCGCTCTGTGCTTCACCAAACAAGTCGGCTGCGCCCTCACGGAAAGCTGTTACGCCACCCAATACTGGGATACGACTTGCGACTTGACGTGCGCCCTGTCGTTCTTTGCCATTCTTTTCCGCATCGCCCATGACTGCGTCACCAACCCCAGCGGCCACATCGAAGATAGCTTCTGAAGTCCCGACTGCGGGTCCGAAGATGTATGACATGGTTCGGACATATCCATACTTACCGTTATCCAACTGAGCCGATGCGTTGTAGAGAAGCTCTGCAAACAAGCCTAGCCCGCCCATCGCCATCAAGCCTTCAGCATACCAGCCAAGGCGTTCGTCATAATCGCCGCCTTCCTCGACTGGGATAATCTTGCTAAGTGCGCGTTTACGGAACGCTGGGCTTCTCTGGTCTTCTCCACCACGAGACTGGACAACATCTTTGACGCCGACTGAAACCATACCCAGACCAACGCCTGCTGTTAGCAAGTATGCTAGTGGTTTTATGTTTCCTTTACTTGCCTCTGAAAGCACGTCTGTTGTTAGTCGTGACATCATCAGCGGGAATGACTTGAGTTGGAACATCAAGCTACCCCAAGGAGACTGCGCCCACATAGGTACATCGTTCGGGTTCGGTGTGAAGATGGCTTCGTTTGTGAACCGAAGCATCGCGGCTTTGACTTGGTTACTTACCACCTCATTGTCAGGTAAGTCGTCGATACGATAGCTTCCGGGTGCTAAGAAGTCGTGCTGTGCATTTTCGCCTGTTAATCCATACCTCTCAAGGAACCTCAGTGCTTTTTGATAGCCACGAGTGTTCTTCTTTCCATTCATCCTCATGCTTACAGCGCGATTTATCTCAGTCTTGAAGGCTTCAAAGCCGACCATAGCTGCGACTTCGCGTTGCATATTTGTCCAAGGAGTCAATAACGTGAAGTTGAAGAAGGCGTTTGTGAATTTTTGTGAACCTTCACCACCCATCTGAACCATTCGGTCATGTAGTAGGTTCTCGATTCCGACTCCAATGTTTTTAGCAGCGGCTCTGTATTGTGGGTCTGCCATATACTTAGACCAAGCCCTTGCAAACGCACGCATGTTACCACTTCTAATTAGTGGTAGTGCAATATCAGGGATTGATGTCAGTGTTGTGAAGCCAAGAAGCGATACTGAGTTGAACGCCTTAAGGTTTCTTGTGAACTTATGTTTAAGCTCATTACCTGAAGAGCCATCAATTGGTCGCTTGTTCAGCACGTTATTCATGTTGTTCATCTGCTCAACAAGTCGTCGACTTGCTCCGCCTTGCGGGAAGTCTGCCAAAGCATTGACGATAGCGTCGACTCTGATGCGATACTGAGGAAAATCTCTTGTAGATATCTCAGCGGCGTTCATCAGAATGTTGCGTGCTTTTTGTTTACCGCTAACCTCATCAGATGCGATTGCGCTCTTTACCTGACGTATAAGGTCAAGTGCGCCCTCTCTAGTTACATCAAGTCGAGGAACAATAAGGTTCTCTGCGCTGAGTTTACCCTTTAGTGAGTCGCGATGAATGACTAGGTTTTGGTTCGACTGTAGTATTTCTGCCGCAGCTTCTGGACCTCGTTGTATTATTGCAACATAAGAATCGAAACCGTGTCCTTGTAATCCAAACTTTGCTGATAGCTGACGCTTACGAACTGTGCGGTCAAAGTATCTTGCGAGCAGTCCACTTAAGTCATTAACCAAGAACTCATTAAGTTCTGGGTAGTCTTCAGCCCTTAAGCGAAGCATACGAGTAGCCATAGGGTCGGATAGAGCTTTTGTTAGGACATCTGTCCCATCAAGAATACCACCTTCTCCTGTGATGCGACTGAACACACCTTCAGTTACACCCTCGATTTGTCCAATATCTTTTATATCACCGTCATAGTCTGGGCGTCTTTGCTCTCTGATTAAGAAGTTCTTCATGGCTTCTCTGAACTTTGTTGGGTTGGCTAGTATAACCTCGGAGTCCCACACTTGTGGTACATAGAAGTCGTTGCCATACCGACGAGCATCACCAACTGGCATCCCCATCTCTCTCAACTTCTCAAGCTCAGACTCAAATGCTGATGCAATCTTCAGCGCTGCTGTTCTTTCTTGTGGTTCAAGTCGTTCGACTTGTGCGCGACCCATTCGCAGTGCATCAATAATACGCTTGTGGCTTGCAGGCTGTCCGATAGCGTTGATGAACTCTACATTCTTTCTTGCCCAACGACTGAAGCCGTTTCTGTTACCCGGCAATTTGTTCAATGCCTGATAGATTGGCGCAACAATTCCATTCAACTCAACGTCATGTCTCTCGAACAGACCAGCGCCGTTCAATGGTTTGATTAAGTCTCCAAACCAACGTGCGCCTTGTGTCCTGAATAGTCGTGAATTTTCTGTGAAGAAGTTGCGGACGCTTGAGAATACGCTTGCCTTCTCAACATCTTCTGCTTCTAGGTTCTGACCCTTTAGTATCTTAAGAGCCAACTGGGTGGTTTGCTCAGGTGTACCGCTTCTCTCAAGCTCTTTAGCAATTCCAGGGGCAAAGCCTTTTCCAACTGGCTCGTTGCGGTAGAACATCTCCATTGCGACTGTGCCGCCCATCTTGATGTCACCGCCATGTTTCTCACCTAGGTGGCCTGTTGCTTCGGACTCTGTAAATCCGTTCTTAACATGTCGAACATTGTTTTCGCTAAACGCAACCATGCCCTCATCTGTTACTAAAGAGTCGTAGCCATAGTCTGTGAGGAACTGGTTTAGCTTGTCCATCGAGTCGTTAGGACCAGATGAGTTACCCATTTTGTGCAACACACCTATCTTTGGATGTGTCATAGCCTGATGGAAAGCACGTCCACTAAAGCTGTCAGGCAATAGATTGATAAGTCGGCGCACGCCTTCTTCATCAATAAGCCCTGCCTGCGCCATATCACTTACAAGATGCCCTATGCTGTTAGGGTCATCGCCTGTGATTGTGTACTTAGAGTTACTAGACATATCAAACGTGTTGTCTGCTCTTACCAGAACAGGAGAGACTTTATTGTCAACAAACGTAGGTGATATCTCGTTTAAGATTTGATACTGCAAGTCTTCCATGTGTAGCAAATCACGGATGAACGCTTTACTTCCTCCTCCATTGATTGCCATCTTAATGCGCTCACGCACACCCATAATCATTTTGACAGCATCCAAAGCAGCTTCACGGTTCTGACCGCTTAACCCTGCTTGTGTTATCTTTGCCTGCATGTCTGCACTAAATGTTTCTGGGTCGTATGTTTTCTCTACATCAGCGCCTTTCTTGAGGTATATTCCTGTACCATATTGACCTTCTTCTGTGGTTGTAACACCACTAACCGACTTGTCTTCTGCTCGATTGAACATAACATAACGGCTCATGGGTTCAGCAGGGCTTATTCCTAAGAACTCTCTTGCCGCTGTCTCAACACGACCAGACATATTCCTTACAATCTCAGAAGCATACTTGCCTGCGACTGTTGGGCTAACAGCGTTTCGATGCACTGCATCTGCTGCATTAACGACTGGAGTCGCTTGACGTGCAGAGGCAAACATATCTCCGTATGCCATCTTCATTACCTGAGTGTCTGAGTCAGACAAGCCATTCAATACAAATGCTGTTTGCTCGGAACCCTCCTTGAATATACGTCTAAGTGCATTGGACTTCTTAATCCATCCAGCGCCCACCTCTTCTTTATCGAAGGTGGTCTTACCTTTTACCAACAGGTTGTTGACCATTGATGCGTAAAACTCTTCTCCAGACACGTCGTTGAGTACCGCATACTCTTCTACAGATGCGCGATGAGACGGAGGAAGCATGTGGTACATTGAACGAGCGACTAGCTCATTTGCTTCTTCTGGGTTTTCTTGCGCAGCCTTTGCTATTTGACGCATACGCTTGATGACACCAATAAACATCTCGTTGTCTGATGGTATTGGCGTTAAGTCGTCATCGCCAAACTGCTCTGGTGAGCGGGCAAGCATGACGTTCATGTTATACTCACCCATCGGAACGTCGTCACCCAATAGGACAGCCATTCTCTGGAATACTTGTCGACCTATATACGCACTTCTCTGGTCTCTATGTGTGAGCAACCTTGCGTAAATCTTAGTCGCCGCAGGAGTTCCGGCGTCTATGCCTATATCGTCATCAACTCCAGCTTTGTTTTCGACAACCTTCGCCACAGCATTAGAGACTTTATTGCTTGTAGGAGAGATTGGGTTCTCTACACCAAAGTCGTGCAACTTTTCAGATGCAATTCGAATAATTCTAGCCGCCATTTCTGATGCGTTAGGGTCGTCTTGCATACGCATAGCAGCTTCTAGCGCTCTTCGTGCGCCTTCTTCATCCTGCATTGAATCCATGATTTGCTTTTCAGCGTCTGATAAGTCCTCACGAATTTCAGCCTTAGTCTTAGGCTTAGTATTCATTCGGTCTTTTAGTTCGTTAGCAATATCCACACGACGCTTGCCCCCTGTAAGACCTATGCCTTCTTTGGCTAGTGCATCAGTGTCTGACATCTTAGGAGACTCAGATATTTGTGGGTCAGCCGAACCTTTTACACGCAAAATTCTTTCAGCGTTTACTGCTTTCACGAAGCCAGACAGATTCCAGAACTCTTCTTGTCTCTTGGCCTCTGCATCTGCGTACATCTTTTGGTATGCACGAGTCTTGCTGTTACGAGACTGATACATGCGTCCCTTGTTGATACCCTCTTTAATGTCTACTGTGACGAACTCTTTCCCTGAACGTGGGATTTGTCGTTGATATGCCTGAGACACATCCTTAATCATGTCGTCCATAGCCAACATCATTTCTTGTGTCAGACGATGTAGGTGCATGACTGCTGTAGTCTCGATGCCACGGAAAGGGGAGCGCTCTTGCAGTGCCTGCATCGCAGCAACTTGTGCGTCGAATGAACCTCCGCTTTCAAGCTCTGCATATTGTTTCTGCATAATAGACTCTAGTCTTTCTTCTGCACCTTCGTGCAAATTCAGACTACCAATGATGCCGTCTTTTGTTTCATGACCAGCACCTTCTGCTCTCAACTGGTTCAGGAATTCGTGGATTGCATACTGGGATTTTGCGAGCCTGTTGTAAGACTTCATCTGGTCTAGGACAGCTAGTCGTGCGTTCCCTTGCTCGACATACCTAGAGTTACCTTCTGCATCTACAACATTTTTACCCTGCTTATAATCTGGATGATGGCTTGTTCCTGTCTTCCCGCCAATCATTCCGTACACTCTGCGTGTAACATCCTGCATTGTTTGCGCTAGGGCTGTTGCGTCGGTGGCAGTGTAGTTACTTGTGGCAATTGCGGTTTGTAATTGTGACCGCATTACGTCCAAGTCGGTCATAGCCTTACCAAAGATATAGGCTTTGTTACCTCCGTCTTTGCCGTATTTCTTACCAAAGTCAGCTAGGTGTGCGAATGGGCTAACACCGTTGTTGCTGACACCTGTAACCGGGTCAACGCCAAGTGGTGGTAATTTACGCTGGAACAATGATGCTAAGTCGGCATCTAGCTCCATTCGGTTGTTGCCTGTTATCATATCAAGCAACTTTGCACCCATGCGTGCTACCTTGCCCCACAATGATAGGTTAGGTACGCGTTGAGCATTGGACGCCCATAATACAAACTGGTTAGCAAAGAACTCTTGCGGACTAGACAGTGCATTGCTCTTCCCGCTACCAAATATATCAGCGCGTTTCTTTAGCATATCTGATGAAATTGCACCGTCATCTGGGTAGAACTTCTTCATAGCTCCCCAAAACTCTATGCGGTCTGCTTCATCGAGCATATTAAAGTAAACCCAATGACCTAACTCATGCGCAACCTTGAAGGTTTGAGGCAAGCTTTGCTCATCAAATCTACCAACGCCTTCTTCGGCACTAAGGCCAATAGTGTTACGCAGTTCTGGCGCAAAGTCGGAGGTGTTGGGTGAAATGTTTGGGTCGACTTCGTCTGATGCTCTGCGGAATATGGGCGCAGCACCTCCGTTGGTGCGTGCTAGTCTTAGCATAAAGTCGACTGTAGCTTGAGTTTCTGAAGGGCTAAGCTCATCCATAATCTTTGTGAGATTATTCATGGACTGACGCATGGTGTGAGTTGGCATGCGTACGCCATTTGGAATACGAGAGTTTAGTTCTGCTGATACCCTCTGTCTTAGCTCAAAGAATGTTTGGAACTCAGACATATCACGCATACGGCTCCACTCAATCTGGTCAAGAGTGACAGAGTATTCGTATAGGTCACGAGCGTTATTGATTGGCTTTCCGTCGTGTCTTGTAAAGCTTAGAGTTTCTGGGTCGACTGACATCTCCAGAAGTTTTTCTAATTTCTGAGGACGTTTGCGTCTTACCTTTGCACTTTGTGTAGCGAGACGTGGCTCAAATTGCTCTAGAGTTACGGGGTTGTCGTCGTAAGCAGGAATAAAACTATCCTGACCATCAAAAGGTCGGAAGGTTTCTTGCGCTGCAAAGCTGTTGCTCTTAACACCAGAGTCTACATGACCAACGACGTAGTTAAATTTAGCTGAGTTTTTGAGAACATCGCCAACTGTCTGCTTGTTCTTGCGACTAAACACGCGCACGCTGCCCATAAGTTTACCAGACTCAGGGTCAGTTATTTGTAAAGCTATGTCTTTACCCGGAGGTAAGTCGAAGTCGTCGACTGTGCGTGTTAGCGGGTTGTTCGGGTCAGATAGTACACGAGGCTCTTCGATGGGGTCAGTCGCCCGAGCTTCTGGAACTGCTGGCTCCTCACGATAGGTCTCAGTCTTTGTCCAGTCGGGTTCAGCGTAAGCCATGCCTTCTTCATCTGGACGTACGTCAAACTTTTGTGTCTCTTCCTGCTTAGCTTTAATGCGGTCACGGAAGAGGGCAGGGATAGCGTCACGCATAGACGCTCGGTCAGGATATTTTCTAGCATTTAAACCAGAGCCATCTCCTGCTTTAGTAAATAGTATTCCATCACCTAGCTTTTCTATTGTGCCAAGTGTTTCTCCCTCAAAACCAATGACTGTTCTGTCGCCTTGCTTTGTGTAGGTAAAGTCGTTGTGGACATCGACCTCGATACCATCCACGACTACGACATGAGGCTTGTGCTTTTTGCCTGCTGGAATTGTGTTAGGGGCTTTTGTGGCTGCAAGATGCGCAGCCATGTTTGCGTTTAGCTCTTTGAGCGCCTCTATCTTCTCTGTCGGTGTAAGGTCTGGGCTTTCGGCTATTTCAGTAAACCTTCTGGAGAAACTCATTTCTACAGATGCGCCACGTTGGACTTCGTTTGCTATTCCATGCGCCTTAGTCGCAACTTCAGGAGTCATGTCTCCAACAAAGTCTGTCTCTGGAAGCTCCTCGCCCTTGAGAAGTCTTTCAGCAGCACGCTCTGCTCGAAGATTTTCTTTAAAAGTTTTGTTTAGTGTACGCTCTGTACCTTTCTCAGTCGGGTTATCCATACGCTTTGTAAGGCGCTGGATTGCCTGCATGATTTGCTCTTCTTCATTTGCAGCCATCTTGGAGCCGTCTTCGCCCATAGACTTACGACGTGCTATTGTAGACAACCTTGACTTGAGCGCTGATATTTCAGTCTTGATAAGGTTAACCTCACCCTCACTCATAAAGACTTCTTTACGATTAGCTGCTGCTTCCGTCCCAGTCGACTGAGTTAATTCTCTTATGCGCTCTTGAAGTGCTTGACGTGGAAGCTCTGCTCTTTGGATATACTGCCCATCCACCATCTTTGTGGCTTCTGCGTTTATAGCCTCTAGCTCGGCTTCTGCTTCTGCAATCGCGTCTACATCTTCACCCTTCTTCTCAAGGCGCTTGATTTTGTTCTCAGCCTTCTTGATGTCCTTTACCATCTGTTCAAGTGGAGCAAGCTCTTGTCGGTTACGCTCTACTTTGACTGGGTCTTTGACCATACGATTATTTGCAGCAGCTATAGCTGCGTTAAATATCTCGTTCATTGCTGTCATTGCAGAACCGACACGCTGTAGTCGTCCATCTGCATCAGTCTTGACGCCGAAATTCCTAAGCTGGATGGTTAAGCCAAACTTGTTTGCCTTTTGTAGCATTTTTTGCGCACGATGAATTGCGTCACCACCTGTGCGTTGTTTGCCATAAACTGTGTATGTGCCAAGTCCTTGTCTGCGTTGTGCGCCAATATGGAGCGCAGCATTGGCATACTCGTCAGCGACAGAATAATCTTGTGTGCCACGAGTTCCGTTCTTGGCGTGAACCAAGATGTCTTTGCCTCGCATGTTTTCGAGACCAGATAACCTGTCGCTTAGCTTTTCAATTGCTTCGCCCATAGTTTGGCCTCTAAAGCCAAGTCTCTCAACAAGCTCTCTTCCCCTTCGAGAGACGTCAACAAGCTCCTGCTGGGCTTCTGTGAGTGGCTCAGAAGGTGTCATGTTGTAAGCCATTATATCTGGCTCTTCACCTTTTAGAATACGCTCAAGAATATCAGAATTTATAGCTTTGCCGTTTTCGTCCTGAACCATAGTTGCTTTTCTGCGGGCTGGTACACTTGCTTTAAGTGCCAACATTCGCTTACGCAAATCTCTTAGCTCATTAATTGCGTTTGATGTGCTGTTGACCTCTTGGTTTATGACTGTGTCTAAACGCTTTGTTGTACGACCTCCTGCATCTAAGTCCCGTCGCAGCTTACGCTCAGTCATTTCGTATACGATGGCGCGTACTGTGTTCTCGTTGAACGATGGGTCTTTAGCCAACATGTCAGCAATTATTTTTTCTTCAAAAGCCTCGAAGTTCTTCTGGTCAGCTAAGTTGAGAGTCTTGAACCTATCGCGCACAGCTTGTGCATCGGCCAATGAAATGTTCATTGTGCCGCGACCAAGTCTTTCATTCAGTATGCTGACCATCTCGTCGCCGTATCGACCACGGATTATCTCGATTGCTTCTAGTGGGTCTGCGCTTGTACGCTCAAGGTGAGCGATGAACATATCTTTTGCACGATTGCCAACGAAATCGTTGTACATCTGCACCATCACCTTTCCTTGAATATCATCGTCTGCGTTTTCAAGGATTTGTGCGCGTACTAAGTCGAGATGAAACACAGCGCTTTGGTCTTGCGCACCGATTAGCTCCATCATGCCCATCATCTTGTGACGTGCATATATTGTCTTTAGCCTGTTTCGTAAGAACTCACGTCGCTTTCTCTTAACTTCTGGTTTGCGACCATCACCAAGAGCCTTTAGCTCTTTTCGTACCTGTGGGGTATTGTCTCCAAGAGCCTCTAACAATTCCACGATAGCTGTTGTTGTAGGTGGTGTTGCATCAGCTACGTTATCTGGTGAGTATTCTTCTACATTGTCGATGACTTCTTCTGCTTCTATGTCGTCTGCCTTTGCGACTGGCGTCCCATTCGGGGTAGCTTCTACTTCTGCTGCCGCCTGTTTTATTTCTGGCGACTGGGCTGTCATCACGTTACGACGTGCTTCTTCTGCACCAGCAAGTTTCTCTTTTGCTGCTGCGACACGCGTATCAAGTTCAGCTACTTCATTCTTTGCTGACTCAAGGTTGGCTTTTGCAGTCGTTACTTCTTGTGGGTCAACAGCCTCACCAGCTTCGACTCTGGCTGTGATAGCCTTGTTGACTTCTTCCGCTTCTTCAACGCGTGAGATAACAGGTTTACGCTCAGCTTCGAGATTTGTTACTTCGGTCTCTGCTTCACGGACAGCAACTGATGCTTCAACAACCTCTACTCGCTCTGCTTCTATTTGGTCTTGTTCTGTACGACCAGTAAGGTTTTGCCTTTCCGCTTTAACAGGTATGTTTACTTTCTTGTCTAGCTCTTCATTATAAGTCTCGTCCCTAACTGGTGAACCATCTGGAAGATTTCCTTGAGTTCTAGCCTCGGGGTCAAACCCAAGAAGCAATCGGTCTGCGCCTTTAGTCGCGTCTGTTAAAAGCTTAATGTCTTCCGGGGTTGTTGTTTTTTCAGGCGAAATGATTGTCTCAAGTGCCTTCTGAATGTCGTTGGACTTTTGTTGTTTTTGTTCTGCTGTTGCGTCAAGCTCAGCGCCCTTCTTCGCATCACCATTTCCATATGCGACTTTAGCTGCTGCACGGTCTGCTGCTGCTGCTTCGTTAAGTCCAAGCATACGATTGGTAGCAAGAGAAGCTGCTCTAGCTTCGTTGTCTGGGACGTTTGTATCTAAGTCGACTGGGTCTGTATCTGGAGACTCGCTGTTATCCACGCGGTCTTTCTCTAGTCGAG